CTATGCAAAAAGCAAAGACAATGTATTAATTTTAGACCCTAAATACTTTTTGTCAGGTAGAAATACTTTTACTAGAAATGATTTTCAAGCCTCTGGTTTGCCGAGGGTTTTTTTCTATGTAAATTTGGATCACGCCGAAGATATCGTTAAGCAAAGTCGAACGTTGTATACCGCTGTTGTCAATGTTAATAAAGTATATGATATTACTAAAGATCCCGCGGGTTTAAAGAAAGAAGCTCGCAATTGGCCAACAAACATTTACGGTGAACCAATTAAAACCGCGCCATCCTCGCTTAATATGGACTTATTGCTTAGGGGCATCGCTGAAAATTATTCAGGCGCTTTTTATGAAACAAACGGGATGGATGTGGTCGTTTGGTTTGAACCAATCGAAGTTTATGAAATGAGTGATGTTGATATACAGATTACACAATAAAGGAGAACAATGAAAGTCGGTGATTTAGTTTGGAATTGTCATAACGGCTGTATCCGTTTTGGAACTGTTACAAAAAAGAGAAAAAAAGATAGGTGGGGATATTTCACAGTTGATTGGCATGCCGATGAGGCCCACAAACAAGATGTAGAATGGCGCAAAAAACTCACAGGCATTGATCATGATTTAAAAGAATATCGCGCAGACATGTTAAAAAACATCGAGCAAGATCGCCTGGTACGGGTGTTGAAAGAACATGCAGGCGAGAGAGCTGATGAAAAAAATTGAACTTTATGAAGATAATATTGGCTTTGTTGAGTATGTTTCCCATATGGGTAGTGACGTTACAATTGTTAATTCCGCTCGTGTCAGTTTCGGCAAGCATGTTACTGATCTTGACAAGCGTGATAAGAAGCTGATTAAATATTTAATTAAGCACAAACACACTTCAACACTAGAACATAATGTAGTTACTTTTAGATTTAAAGTGCCTTTATTTATTCGTTCGCAACATCATCGACACAGGACTTGGAGTTATAATGAGATTTCACGAAGATACACTGATTTTAATTTAGAGTTTTATGAACCGAAACAGTTTAGGAAACAAAGTGAATCTAATCGGCAAGCGAGTGTTGATGAGTGGTTTGATCCTGAATATGAAATGGCGGATCATCCATTGTGTGCTTCTGATTTGTTAAAACAACATCACGATGCTTCGCTTTATGTTTATAACAAACTTTTAGAATTGGGCGTTTGTAGAGAGCAGGCAAGAGGAGCATTACCACAAAATCTATATACAGAATATTATGGCACGTGCAATCTCAATAACCTATTTAAATTCATAGGTTTGCGCATGCATGAGGGCGCTCAATGGGAAATACAACAAGTTGCTAAGGCTTGTTTAGAGATTGTAGAGGATTTATTTCCAGAAACAATAAAAGCATACATGGAAGTCATGAAGGAGAATGAAACAAATGTTTAATTATGTATTAAGGAAAGGCGATAAAGGCCAAGAGGTTGCGAGACTCCAATCAAAAATTGGAGCAAAGGCTGATGGTGATTACGGTTCAAAAACGGAAAAAGCAGTAAAAGAATATCAGCAAAATAGTGGATTATCGGTAGATGGCGCTGCTGGTCCACAGACTCTAAGCTTGTTAGGCATTAAGGTATATTCAGGGGTTGATCTTTCAAGCCATAACGGCGTAGTAGACTTTAAAGAAATGGCAAAAGCTGGTGTTAAATATGCTTGGATTAAAGTCTCCGAAGGGACAACTCATGTTAATCCTGGCTATCAAAAGAAGTTTGACGACGCGAGAGACGCCGGCATAATTGTTGGTGCTTATCATTTTGGCCGGCCAGACACGTATTACAAAGACAAAAAGGACTGGGAGAAAGAAGCAGATAACTTTTTGAAACAATTAGATAAGGCTGGATTAGAGTGTAACGATCTTGTTCCTGTTCTTGATGTTGAAAATGGTATGAAGACGGATGATAATTATAATTGCAAGTGGTATTTAAATTGGCTTGAAAAAGTTGGCAATGAAACAAACACCAAGCCACTTGTTTATTCTGCACGCTGGGCTTGGCAGCTTTATATCATGAAAGCAGAACAAGAACTGCAGCAAAAGGTTGCGTCTTATCCGCTTTGGCTGGCAAGTTATAATTCTGGGGTTGAGCCAAAACGCAAGACAAAGCTTTGGGATCACTGGGATGTTTGGCAATGGACTGGTTCAGGCGATGTTCCGGGGGTTAAGGGTCGTTGCGACATAAATTGGATGGCTGGTGGCCAATTAGAAAAATTAAGAGTACCAAGCCCGAATATTCCCTAAGACATGAGATATTGCCGTTTTAGTTATGATAAAGTTGTCATTGGTGGTAATTTAAATGCCTTTTTGTATAGCTATAACCATGGTTTGCCTTTAATAATCAACAAGCTTGACTCTCCTCCTTTTTTTGAGGTTGAAAAGAAAAAGCTTTGGAATGAATTATACTTTTTATTGTCTTTAGCTGGGTTAAATGTTTTGGGAGATAAAACAGACACTATTCGAATTGATGAAAACGAATTAACAGTATCAACAAAAGACTTTAAGGTTGTAAAAATAAAGTTTACTGAATTAATAGTTTTTGATGACAGTTCTCTTTTTGGCCTTCCGATACCACAAAAAGAAGAAAACAGGTTCATAGTTTTGGATTGGATGGTCGCAAAATCATGCGTGCCACACGATAAAGTACGCATATCAACAAGAAGCGATTTTGTTAAGAATATTTATTTTTATCCAACGGATCGAGTAGATGGCAATCATGCCAAAATAAAGGATTTGGTAGCGGTTTCATATTTAACAATGGAACAACTACAAGATTTTAACTATTCGGATACATATGTCAGATTTAAAACAACAAAGCTGTTGAAAAAAAATGGTTTGACTGGTAGAAAAAATGGCTTTCACAATGGGAAACAAATAACTTATACATTAGGACTTGAAGTAAAAAAAAGAGAAACAATGAGAATGGGAATGAATTTATACGAAGACACTGACAACTTAATCTTTAAATATAAGGACGTCCTGCCATTTAAGAGTTCTCTTTCAAAATGCGTGAACAAGCTTAATAATACATTAAACGTTTTATAATGGAAAAAGGTTCACAAAATTTACATTCTTTTCATTTAGCTGGAATAGTTCCGGTCGCCGGCCAAAAATTAGACTTTGATTTCCCATGGCACGATTGTTTACAACCCATAGGAAAAAACTATTTGGCAGTAGAAAGAGCAGTTTTGGAATGTGCATATGCCGGCTGTGAAACAATATGGATCATCTGCCATGATGATATGCAGCCTTTAATCAAATATCGCTTGGGGGAATATGTTTTAGACCCAGTTTACTTGCAAAGAAAAAGATTCAGCTCTAAAGGAGAGAGACAAGAAATACCATTGTATTATGTCCCAATCCATCCCAAAGATAGAGATAAACGAGATTGTTTAGGTTGGAGTGTTCTATATGGTGCATTAACTGCATATTGGCTGAGCAAAACAATTAGCAAATGGGTTGTTCCAGACAGGTTTTATGCAGCTTTTCCATATGGCGCGTACGATCCTAAACTCCTTCAACCTTTTCGGAAACAGATTTCCAGTAGGTCGCCTTTTTATGTTTCTTGGGGCGGTAAAAGTGTCAAGGACAATGAATATTTAGGCTTTACTTTCGATGGAGAAGACTTTATAGAATGTCGACAATTCTTGAGAAAAGAGGGCACAGGAGAATTCTTTGGATATGACACTGGTAGAATACCCATTGAAGAAAGATGGTCTGCAAGGTATTTTGAGCTTGACAAAGTGTTCAAACATGTTAATATAGAGGATGCAAATGTACTGGACATTCCATGGTATTACAATATTAGCAATTGGGATGGTCTTCGTACTTTTTTTGGTTCTGAAGAGTGTAAAACACTTGACAAACCATATGAGATAGGATATCATAGGTTGAGTAGGATTGGGGTGGATGATGAGTGAAAACAAAATACCTTTCGTTGGATTACACGCGCACAGCGTTGCTGGATCGCCTTTTGATGGCTTAGGATATCCTCAAGAACATATGGATTTTGCATATGAAAATGGCTCTGATGCACTAGCCTTGACAGACCATGGCAATATGAATGGCATGGCTTATCAAGTTTTACATGCCAAACAAATGAAACGAGAAGGCAAAGACTTTAAACCAATTTTTGGCGTTGAAGCATATTTTTTGCCCAGCCTAGAAGAGTGGCGAAAAGAACGCGACAAAGCAAAAGCTGATAAAAAGAACAAGATCAAAGATGACGCTCAAACTGGCACAACTATTGAGGACGAAGCATCGTCAAAAAAGGCGCTTAAAAACATTCTCAACCGGCGCCGACATCTTATTCTATTAGCTCAAAATCAAACTGGATTAAGCAATATTTTTGAGCTAGTGTCTAAGTCTTTCTCTAGAGAAAACTTTTATAGATTTCCTAGAATTGATTATAATTTACTTAAAAAGCACAACGAAGGAGTAATCGCTGCGAGCGCATGTCTGGGCGGCGTATATGCTGGTAATTATTGGGAAAACAAAGAGAATGGAGAAGATGCAGTCATCGATGCCATGCGAAAAACTACCTACAAAATGTTGGAGATTTTTGGAGAAAGGTGGTATGGGGAACTTCAATGGAATGATATTCCAGACCAACACAGACTAAATAAGTATATTATCCAACTTCATCATGAATTTGGGATCCCGTTGATATCAACCGCAGACAGTCATTATCCCAATCCAGACGCCTGGAAGGACAGAGAACTATATAGAAAGCTCGGATGGCTTGGTAAAGGAACTTTGCCTAGTTGGGCAACATCCGAGCTTCCAGCGGGTGTTGAAGAGATTGGCTACGAATTGTATCCTAAAAACGGCAATCAGATGTGGGAGTCTTATAAACATTATTCTGAGAAGTGCGGTGTAAAATATGATGATGATTTGGTCAGGCAATCCATCGAAGAAACACACAACATTGCTCATAAAAAAATTGAGAATTTCACGCCAGACAACGAAGTGCGTTTGCCAAGCTTTGTTGTTCCGGCCGGAATGACAGCGACACAAGCTTTAACTAGAATTTGTATTGATCAACTTAGATTTAAAAATTTACACAATGATAAAGAATATATTTCACGACTAAAAGAAGAACTAGAAGTTATTGACGACAGAGGGTTTAGTAAATATTTTCTTACAATGAATGCTATAGCAACGAAGGCAAATGAAATTCAATTAACTGGTCCAGGACGCGGCTCAGCCGCCGGATCCTTGGTTGCGTATGTTCTTGGTATTACACAAGTTAATCCTATTAAGTATAATTTGCTTTTTTCAAGGTTCCTTCGCAGGGACGCTAAAGATTATCCTGATATCGATTATGATGTTTCGGATCCAATGGAATTGAAAGAAATTTTGATAGACGAATGGGGACACAACACCGTTGTGCCAATTTCAAACTTTAATACTTTGCAGCTTCGCTCATTGGTTAAAGACATTTCAAAACTTTATGGAATTCCTTTCACCGAGGTCAATGTAGTTACATCAACAATGCTTAGGGAAGCAACTCCTTTGGCGAAAAAGAAACATGGAATTAAAGCCGGCGTATATACGCCAACTTTTGAAGAAGTGATGGAGTTTTCAGATTCATTGAAAAGGTTTCTTAATAAATATCCGCAAGTTGCTAATCATATTAATGTTTTGTACGGACAAACTCGTTCCGTGTCTAGACACGCAGGAGGTGTTGTTGTGGGCGAAAACTTAAACAGACACATGCCACTCATAAATAGCGGCGGAATAACACAAACTCCGTGGTCTGAAGGGCAAAACGTTCGACACCTTGAAACAATGGGTTTTATTAAGTTTGATATTCTCGGGCTCTCGACCTTAAAGATGATTGAGGGAGCAATTGCGCACATTTTAAAGCGGCATCAAGGTATTGCCAACCCGACGTTTGAAGAGGTTCAAGATTACTACAATGAAAATATTCACCCTGACAAAATCAACTTAAACGATCAAAAGGTCTATGAGAATATATTTCACGAGGGCAAGTGGGCTGGGGTATTTCAGTTTACAGAAGCCGGCGCACAAAAGTTTTGTGTAAAAGCAAAACCAAAGAACATCATCAACATCGCAGCAATTACAGCGATTTATAGACCTGGGCCGCTAAGTGCAAATGTACATGAAAGTTATGTTGAGGCTAAAGAAAACCCAGACAAAATTAAGTATGGTAATACAGTTGTAAAAGAAATAACAAAAGAAACGTATGGTTTTCTGATCTTCCAAGAACAAATCGCACTGCTAGCTCATAAACTGGGCAAAAACATTAGCTTGGATGAGGGCAACACGCTTCGCAAACTTTTTACCAAAAAGGGAACTGGAAAGACGGCGACACAAAAAGCTAAAATAAAACTTAAGTTTGTTCAAGGATGCATCGAAAAAGGACTATCAGAAGATTGGGCAGAGAAGATGTGGCAAAAGTTTGAGTTTTTCTCAGGCTACGGTTTTAATAAATCTCATGCCGTGTCTTATTCAATTATCTCATATCAGTGCGCGTGGTTGTTTAATTATTACCCAACAGAGTGGATGGCAGCTTTTCTAGATAAAGAACCAGAGAGCAGGAAAGAAAAAGCCATCAATCTAGCGAGGAAGTTTGGCTTTGCTATTCAGCCGATTAATATTAACGCCTCTGGAAAAGTTTGGGAGATTGCTGAAGATAATAAAACACTCATTCAACCTTTGACATCGTTGAAAGGCTTAGGAGATAAGGCAATTGAACAAATAATCAACAATCGGCCTTTTAACAGCATGGAAGAACTTTTGTTTAGTGAAAAAGTAATTTATTCTAAGTTAAACAAAAAAGCGCTTGATGTATTGGCGCGCGGCGGCGCTCTTAATGATTTAGTTGATAAGAGGTTTTCAGGACTCAAACACTTTTGGTCTGCGACCGTTGTTGATAGACCGAAAAATCTTAAAAAGTTTCATGAGAATATTGAACTTTATAAACCAGAAGGCGACTTTTCTAATGAAGAAACAATAGATAATCTGGTATCATTAACTGGAGTCTTTCCAATGGAACTGCTTCTAACTGATAATGTATTAGAACAGTTGGAAGAAAATTGCATCCCTCCTCTGGGCGAATGGGATGACGATTTAGGAGTCGCATGGTTTGTACCGAGAGAAGTGATAACTAAAAAGACCAAAAACGGGAACTCATATTGGATTGTAAAAGTGATTGACGAGACATCAACAATCAACAGTATTAAGTGCTGGGGAGTAAATCCGAAAAAGGACAAGATACACATAAATCACCCCTATATTGGATGGTTAGATTACAATAAAACTTGGGGATTTAGTACAAGATCGATTAAACACAATTTTATGCTTTTAGAAAAATAAGGAGAAATTCATGGAATATAAAAATGTAACACCGATTGAAAGTCGGAACAACAAAACAGGCTTTAAAGGTGTTAAAGTAAATGCTGATTGTAAACAACCGTACATCGCTGTATACGGCAGAAATGTACTTGGTCGTTTCGATACAGCTTATGAAGCTGGGCAAGCATATACCTGGGAGACAAAGAACAAACAACCGAGCGAACAACAGCAATTTAATTTTAATCGAATTGTTGATGTCGATGCTACTGAACTCATTGAAGAAGGGTTTTTAACACTCTTAAAAGAAAATCAAGAGATAAACTTTTCTACGCGAGAAATAATTGATGAGGTTTTTGATCTTAAACCGTCTCAAAGACGCAAAATGTTAAAAGAAACAAATAGAATTTCTTTTCACAATAAGGAATATTCTTATGGCACGATAGACGCATTGTTCAAGCGATGGGCAACGCAATATTCTGGCGTTCATTTAAATAAAAATGTAGGCATGAACTACTATTACTGGCATGAAACAAATGAAGATCGCGCACTTAAGCTTGTTTGTAGCGAATATGGAGAGTTTAACTCAACACCGTCTAATTTTGAAGAATTAGACAACTGCATAAAGGTTTATTATGCTGATGGAGATTTTGGTTTCAAGGTTTCTTTAAAGGAAAATAGAGTTATCGGATTTAAGGTTGGGCTCAAGTCTTTTAATTGGGAGGCATAAATGAATCTTAGGGTGTGTAGAATACGATCTGAAGCACAGCTGCCAACAAGGGCATATGAATCTGATGCTGGGATGGATATATATTATTGTCCTAATGACAAGGTGTTGCCTCCGTTAATGGTGGAAGAGGGAATTCCTATCTCACCCAGACAATCAGTTTTAATGTCAACTGGTATCAAAGTGGAAGTTCCTAGTGGCCACATGCTTGAAATAAAAAATAAATCAGGTATAGCGTCAAAGAGACAATTAATTGTTGGTGCATGTGTTGTAGATCCGGGTTACAATGGCGAACTGTTTGTTAATTTACAAAATATAGGGTTAACTACACAACATATCCAACCTGGAGATAAAATTGCACAAGCTGTTTTGGTACCTGTTGTACACTGTGGAATAGAAGAAGTACAAGAAGATACTTTAAATATCAACACACAAAGAGGCGAAGGCGGATTTGGCTCTACGGGAAATAGATAATGAGTTCTTTTACAAGAAAAATGAAAAGACAAAAGAAGAAAGATACCGAAAAGGCGATGGCAACCAAAGTTGCACTATTTGGAAAACTTCCTGATAAGTGCTTGACATGTGAAGAACCATTTGATAAAACTAATAAGGAGATGGTTACAACATGGAGTGTCGTGGTACGCGAAAAAGAAGATGTAGTTCGCTTGTATTGTCCGACATGTTGGGAAAAAGCCCTTCAAATTATTGAAGATTTCAAGAAACATGTAGAGGAAAGGAATGAGTGAAGATCATATAAACCACCCAAAGCATTATAATATTAATTGGAAAGGTGAACAGGCCATTGAAACATATAAATATATTCGCTCTTGGAAAATGGATTATCCAGAAAGCAATATTATTAAGTATGTACAGAGACATCCCTATAAAGGACAGTCTCTTAAAGATTTAAAAAAGGCGCGCTGGTATTTAAATGAGCTTATTGAGGAGGTGGAAAATGAAAGAAGCGCTAACCTATGACGATGTACTATTAATACCGCAGTATTCTGACATTAAAAGTAGAAAAGAGGTTGATATTGGAAACAATTTAGATGACAATATTAATTTAAGTCTACCAATTATTTCTTCGCCAATGGACACTGTAACTGAATGTACTATGGCAAAACATATGGCATTAAATGGTGGCTTAGGTATAATTCATCGTTATAACACTATTAAGGAACAAGTCGCAATTGTAAGAAAACTTCGTGAAGAAATTAAAGATAAAAAAGTTGCTGCCGCTATTGGTGTTACTGGAGATTATTTAAAGCGCGCCCTTAATTTGTTTGATGCGAGTGTAAATGTTCTTTGTATTGACGTCGCGCACGGACATCATTTATTGATGGAAAGAGCTATTAAGTCGATTAGAGATGAAATTGGAAACTCAGTGCATATTATGGCTGGCAATGTTGCAACAAGGAAAGGCTTTGAAGATCTATCAGATTGGGGCGCAGATAGTATCAGATGTAATATTGGCGGCGGCTCTATTTGCTCAACGAGAATTCAAACAGGCCATGGCATGCCGGGATTTCAAACTATTTTAGACTGTTCATATTCGGACAAAGACACAGCGATGATTATTGCTGACGGAGGTATTAGGTCCAGCGGCGATATTGTTAAAGCTTTGGCTGCTGGAGCAGATTTTGTTATGCTAGGATCTATGTTAGCTGGAACAGAAGAATCGCCTGGAAAAAAGATGTACACTCTTGGTGGTATTAGAAAAGAATATCGCGGCATGGCCAGTAAAGATGCGCAAATGGACTGGAAGGGCCAATACAGTTCTGATGAAGGCATATGTACTTCAGTTAATTATAAAGGCCCAGTTGGTTCTATTCTTAAAGATTTGCGCAAAGGCATTGTTTCGGGTTTATCATATTCAGGTGCCAGGACGATTAGAGAATTACAAGCAAAAGCGCAGTTTATTCGTCAAACTAGCGCCGGCTTATCAGAAAGTCATACACATATTTTAAGGACGAAATAAGTTGCCAGATTATGGAAACACAGTAAAGCAAATTTGTTTTGATAGTTTGGATAAAATACATGCAGATTTAAAAATACGATTGCATTATGATGACATCAAAATAAGAGAATTCTTTAATGAAGTTGTAATTGCTTACATAGAAAAGAACGAACACATCATGAGCTTTGTTGGAGAGCTTAAAGATAAAAAGCAGATATCTAAGAAGAAGAGAAAAAAGATTAGTCGCTCAAACACAAAAGCAGAAGATGTTAAAAGAAAATTTGGCTTAGATAAATCTGAGATTGAAAGTATATTTGATATAATAGAAAAGGAGTGGGGCGTATGAATAATTGTGCAAAGGAATGCATATCAGAAAATAAACAGTGTGATAGGACGGGTTGTCGCTTGTGGGTTGATTACAAAAAGGATTTAAACTGTACGTTGATCACTGTGCGCAACAACAAAGGTCCGATGAGTTTAGAAGAAACCGCAAAACGTTTTGACCTTAGTATTGTGAGAATTAAACAAATACAAGACAAAGCCGTACAAAAATTGAAGAAAAATACTCCATTCTTGAAATGAAAGACTATTTAATATAGAAAAGCCTATTTTTAAGGAGAGGTATAATGAGTAACAAGAACAAGCAACTTTTAAACGAATCAACGGTTCGCCGCTTTATGGGTCTTGCAGGTATTGGCGCGCTGACTGATAAGTTTGTTGGTGACAAGCAAATTAATGAAGAAGTTGAAGAACTAGAAGAGCAGCCTCTTCCTGATGCTGAGCCTGAATTAGACGCTGGACCGCCTCTTCCTGGTGAAATGGCCGAACCTGGACCAGACGCCGGATTGCCACCTGAAGAGCTTGGCCTAGAAGATGAAGAGTCCGTAGAAGATGAAGAGTCCGTAGAAGATGTCGATTTAAGTCAAGAAGAAGCTGATGTGCTTATTAGCCTTGGCAAAAAGCTAGAAGCAGAAATGGGTGGTGAAGAAGAAGGCCTAGAAGGTGAAGAGGGCCTAGAAGACCTAGGAGGCGAATTGCCACCTGCTCCTGGACCTGAAGCCGGATTACCACCTGCTCCTGGGCCTGAAGAACTGGCCGAGTCACTTATCCAGGAACTCACTGCGCGCGTTTCTAAACGAGTTAAGAAAGAATATGTTGTTAACGAAGTAATGAAACGAGTTGCAACACGTTTGCAGAGGGCGTCTAAGCCTCGCAGAAAGAGACGAAAGAGATAATACGCTCTACAAAAAAACAGTTGACAAAACAGTTACATTCTGATAGAATTTAAGCAGGCAGTAAAATAACAAAGACTAGGAGTTTTTATGTATGAACTACTGTGGTTCGTTGGTGGCGCCTTGACGTATCAACTATTAGCCAAAATGCTTAAAATTGTACAAGTTTACATGTTTTTCCAAGAAATCCACATACATATGTTGATGATGCTTAAAGCGGTTGCGCAGGATTTAGATACTGTAATGGATCTAAAAGCAACAGCGATGGAAGAATTGGATCTTGAAGAAGATCAGGCTGAGCTATTGAAAAAAACAGACAGACAAATTATTGACACATGGAGAGCAACAGCCGTGTTTAAGTTGCAAAAATTTGTTCCAGGCTTGTTTAAGACGGCCGTTGAATACGATAATTGGGACGAGATGAAAGAGTATCTAGCCGATGTATTGAAAAATGAAAGAAGACAATAAAAGGGCTTTCCTAAATTGGTTGAAAGAAGAAGGAGTTGTTTTCTCAAAGGGCAATCTTATTTCTGCTGAAAAAGCATTTTTTGCAAATTCTGTTTTTCATTGGTATACAGAAGAAGCTAAAAAAGGTACCATGAAAAAACCTCAAATTGAGAATTGCATTTGGATTTTACGAAAGTTTTTAAAAGGAAAACTTGACCTTTGCTGGGATGATGGTATAATTAAGGTACGAGAAGTTCATTTAACCAAAGGAGTAAACAATGCAAGCAGTAGCATGGAGAACACAGACGGAGAACAAAAAGGAGTTTAGTTACAGGCTTCAAGTTGAGGGAATAAAAGGCATAAGAGCAAAAAACCGCGTCCTTAAATCTGTTGATGGTTGGAGATCTGCTGGAGAAGGTCACACAAGAAGAAAAGAATATATTTTGCTTTTCTCTCGCAACTTTAACACACTAAAATCCTGGCTTAAGTGGGCAAAGGGTTTTCCATATGAATTGGTAGAACTTAAGCTTGATGGCACACC